ATTGGACATGGTGGCGACACCAAGTGCGCGAGGGATGCACTTCCCGAACGGGAGCGAATGATCTGAAATGAGCGACCGAGCCACTATGACCAGGCGTACTTTCAAAAAATACGGCGGCGGACTGGAGGCGAAGACGACAGTCCGCGTATTTGCCGTGCTCTAATGGCTGTATATGGTGGTCTGACCAGCTCGCCCGGGCGCCACGATCGGGACCTCGAAGTCACCATATACAAACAAAACCTGCAATATCGCAGGTTTATGACTACATCTTGGGGCGCTAGATATGGGGGATGGTTTAGACTTCTAGGACTGTTGTAATTCTAAAAAAATATTATCAAGTTCAATCAGAGCTTTCTCACATGACTCAAGCTCTTTTTCAGCAGTAACCATTTGCTCTTTATTATCCAGACGTTTGAAAACTCTGTGACGGATTGTCCATAATTCACGAGTATTAAGCCAGATCTGGCGTTCCTGTTGAATTAATTCCATTTTTACGGCAGGAACTACCTCTTCATTTTTTCGCATATCATTTTCCTTTCTTTATGCAAATAATCCAAGAGCTTGTTGATCATCTATCATAGCCGTAATAACTTTCAAATGCGCTAAAACATCCGCTGCCAATTGTGCCAAGGATGCACGGCAATTTGTATCTACTGTAGCGCCGCCTGAAGGCGCTACATAGGTCATATTTGGAACTGTATGAGAGGCTGTTGAGTAAGTCTGCGTATAAGCAGTACCTTTTACAATCGCGGCTGCACCGAAGAAGCCAATCTTACCAGCCGCACTACTCATAATGACAATGCTATCAGCGCTAGTATCTACGTTGATGGCTGTGTAATTGTCGGTCAGGGATGTAAGATCAGCCTCAGCAGCACCAGCAGAATTGAAGGTTACTGTTCCTGCACCGGTCGCGATAGACCAGTTATTCCAGTCTGCGCCTGAGACATCACCAACCTGTATGCCCCACTTCTGATGACCGGCAGCGCCAGTATTGGGTTGGATGCTTAATCCCCACATATAGGTTGCCGTTGCCGCATACCAACTGATTTTTGCACCTATCAGGAAAGTTATTAACCCAGCGCCCGGGGAATAAACACCAACATCCAAACCGGTAGCATATGTGGTTGCTCCAGTACTGAGATTCCCTATTACGAACGATGCCCCTCTAAGAGTGGTTACAACCCCGGAACCATTGTTATAGCCGTATGCGATAAAACCTGTTATTGAACCTGTATGGTTTTTTGCACCCTGAGGATAGACACCCACTGAAAATCCATAATGATTCGCATTTACATCATCATTAGCGGTTGCAACCAAGTGGAGACTTATATCCAAGGCTTCTGTTTGAGCAACTGGATCAGTGACTGTATAAGAAATAGATTGAAAATTTGTGAACACATTTGCTGTTGCCAACAATGAAGATATAACTTTTGATTTAACAGTGGACCAATAAAGTTTTCTGACAAGATGAGTGGAGGTTAGACTATCTACGACCGGGATGATATCTGCATCCAGAGGCACAGTCATTTCCGTAGCCGCGTAGAATGCGGGCCCGCAATCCAATTCATCAACCTTATCGGCAAAGGCCTGGAGATTATTTTGAGAAGTGTTCAGATTTTTATTGAACTGAGACACATTCAACGGCGTGTACGGAGCGGCGGCCATGATGGTGGATGGGATCGCCCCGGCTTCGGTATTGCCAAAGATATCCAGATACCTGGCCTGCCACTGCCACGAGGGAGATAGTTTCGGGTCATAGACTTCACGAACCTTGGCCGGCCAAAGCGACTGACTGACGATATCCACGTCCACCTTGAGCGCATCGAAATCCAGATACTTGAGATTAGGAGCAATCCCCTGGACAATCCAATCATTGGTATCATAGAAAAACGTCCTGGTTGGATGTACAGCCGTGGAAGGCAGGAAACCGAGATTATGGATGGGATCTGAGGCTGATCCGCTGGTATGGGTGGTGGCATTCTCGTCCCTGGACAGGAACGATTTATTTTTAACCGCGCCAGCACCTGGTGCGGCGAGATGCTTGGCAATTACGGCGGTATAACCACCCGGCCAGGCCGGCCCGGGAAGTTTGGCCTGGTAGAAATACAGACTATCATTCCCCAGGTCTGTGGCGAAAATCAAATACTTCTGCCTGAGGAAACTAAAAAAAGACTTGGCATCATTCAAAGTGAAAGTGCGGCCGGTGGGAAGGAACTGATACGACAACCAGGCTGCACCGGGCGTCTCGTGGGTCACACTGAAATTGAAATGCGTGCACACCGCGCTGATCACCTGGCTATAAGTCACATCCCCTGGCGTAGAATAAAACTGATTGGGGAAAACATGCCCCTCGAGCGTGCGGATGCGTTTCTCATGCCGGTCCACCAGCGGCCAAAAGCAGGAAGAGGTGATGTAATTGGGCACCCCACTGATCAACACACCCCGCTGGATGCGGAAGGTATAAAAGTCCTGGGCATTGGTTGGATCGTGGAAAGATACTTTTGCGGTGAGACCATCCAGATCGAACCCAAGAACATCCGTGGTCTCATGCAGCACGGTTGTTCTATCGCTATCCATCAATTGGACTTTGAAGTAAGGCGTGAAATTGCCGCTGTTCATGGCGGCGAGAAGAGTGGCATCAAGAGTTCGAGGCATAGACCCCTCCGGAGAGGGAAGAGATGAATTAAAAAGCTAAATCAGGAAAATCAGGCAACACAATGGCTGCACCTGGCTCTGGAAACAGAAGCACAGTAAAGCGGGCGAGATAATCGAGAGAAATCTGACGGTAATCCCTATTCACGCCGGCGTTCATATTGACGCTTTCGATGGTGCCGGCGCTGCGCATCTGCGCGGCGTGGCCGGCTGCGCCGATCTCGAGCAAGGTTTCGTCGGCGAGCGGGATGGTGGTCCCGGCGGCACTGTCCAGGCCATCTATCTGATGCACCGTTGAATACGAGATTTGAAGAACATCCCCGGTTTTCATTTCAGATCTGGTTTCGATCACCCACTGCTCATCTTTGATATAGCAATAAGCCGTGAGTTCATAAATCTTCTCTGGATCACTATCCCACAATTCGACCATCGTGATTTGCCTGGTAACAAAGTCTGCGGGCAAGGTATGGATGGTGGTCTTGCCGATCACCGAATAATCATACGTCCTGACCAACGGACGTTTATAAGAATATTCCAAAAGCGCCCAGCACAGCGCCTGGTCGATCTCGGCGGTGGTGAAGATCACGTTACTCGGGTCATAGAGCAAGGTAGAAACGGCGATACGATAAGTGGCGATTGCGCTCATGGATCACTCCTTTGGGCAGGTCTAAGACCTGCCCCTACGAATAGACCTGGTAAGGAATTGCGGGTGATATGGATCTGGCCTGCCAGTTTTAAAGTGACGTAATCCATGCCAAGATAAAGCATGGGATTTCTTTTGTGAACCAAGGGTTTTTTGTGATAGCGTCTTTGAATTCTAAATTTGTATTTATATTCACATTCAAGGCGATTGTGAACCAGACGACTGCAATTATCACAATATTTTCTGGTCTTCCTGGACCCTTCGGGAAGAGGATCCCCGCACTCGTCACAAATGCAGGGATCCTTTATTGGATAGGTCATGGTTTGCGGGAAAGTTTCTTCGGCTTAGGAATATGGACAACCGGAGTGATTTCATGCAAAGGCGTCTTCGAAGGCGCCTTTGCTCCTGAAGGTAAAGTTTCGAGCATTTGTTCCTTCTCGAAACGCAGCTTCTCGCCGGTGGTGAAGACAATCTCAACGTGATCACTGGCGACGAACCAGGACCAGGGCGTCTTGCCAACCTTGTCTGCAAGAGCCATGACGATGGATGGGATTTGAATAGTCATATCAACCTACCTTTTTTCCTGAAGGAAATAACTCGAATATTTTTTCATGCTCGAAACGCATCTTCTCGCCGGTGGTGAAGACGATCTCGACATGATCAGCGGCAATAAACCAGGCCAGAGGTTCCTTGACGACCTTGTCTGAATATGTCTGGATGATGGTCGGAATTTGATCAGTAATATCAACCTACCTTCGGCCAACGGGCATTTGCGAAATCATAAAAGCCGCTGGCCACTAATCCGATGGCGAGGCCGAAGATAACAGCCCCGAACCAACCGGAGAAATCAATCGGGATGCCGGCCGAAGCCAGACGGAAGGCGAAGCCGAGGACCAGGCCCAGCAATAAGGAGACGACGGTCAACCAACGACCGATAACACCGAGAGACTTGACAAACTCGACCAGGCCAAAGATCACGAGCATGATGGGGACACTTCCGAAAAGCAAAGTTGTTGGATCAAACATCTTATTTCCTCTCCGGTTGCTCCAGACGGCGGAGGCGTGCCGTCTGGAGCATACCGATAAAATGGGTAGGGGCGAAGGAGACGCCCTTGCTCTCAATTAGGCGCGGAAGGTATAGTTCGCAACCGCGGCCAGAACATCAATCGTTGAAGTGGCAGCAGCAACGAAAGCAACCTGGACGATATAGATCTCGTCATTATCGATCCAGGCCGGCGTGGTGATGGTGACGGTCAGCTTATGCTGATCTACCGTAGCAGCAGCAACAGCAGCAACCAGATCCTGAGTGGAAGTGACCGTAGCAACCACGTCCACGGAAGTATCAAGTCCACGCGTGATCTTCTTGACCGTGGCGGTGACACTGGTGCAGGCAAGGATCAGGATCTCATAGTCGATCTCGATGCTGGCCAACTTGCAGCCATTCAAAGCAACCGAATTGGAGGGGATCTCGATCGGGATGGTGACGGTGGCGGTTTCTGCGGCAGCGGTCTTATGCTTGCATATCGTACCGGCCACCTGGCCGGCTGCGTCCGCCCACGTGCCTATAACATAGTGCATATTGCCAGGCGGAATGTACTGCGCGAAATGGGTATTGTGAATCATGTTTTTTATTCTCCAAAGGATTAGATATTGGACTTCATCCGACCCTCAATATTGGGCGGGTTTAAAACCCGCCCCTACGAATGGATTTATGGGGCAGGTCAAAGACCTGCCCCTACGAGCCGGAATTAACCGGCCACATTATTTTTGCTGAGCGGGCGGAAATCACCCACACAGATAGCCAGGAACTGGCGGACCTTGAGGCGATGTTCGTCATTCATGAACACGGCCGGATCGCTTTCATTGCCGGCAATGACGATCTCGGGCAGAACACCGAAACGCTCGCCCAGGATGATGGATGGGGCGACGTTCGGGTCTGCGACTGCGGCCCAGTCGGTGGCATCGGTCCACTCGGGGACTGTCACCGGCACGACCTTGCCGCCATAGGTTGGTCCGCCGAGTGTAGCGACACTCGGAACCTCGGACTGCCAGCGCGGCATGAACAATGCTTCGGCCTGCGCTTTGAGAGCTCGCGGAACCAGGCAAAACTTGGGATCGACGGCGAGTTTCTTGCCGGTGCCATAATAGCTGGCGGCCTGCTTCACCAGCATGGCCTGGTTGAACATAGCCAGCGCCACGGCATTCCAGGCGACGTAATCCGTGCCGAGAGCGGTGGTGAGCAGGTTGGCGTGTCCGCCGGCGGTGGTAACGGCGGTGGCATTGAACAACGCGCCGCCATCGGCCATGGTCGGGCCTACGGCACTGGCCTGGGTGAAGATATAGGCAATCTGCTCTGAAATGTTCCTCATGGCAGCATTGCCCAACTCGACGGCGTACTGGGCAAGCTTGCGAGTATCGTCGCGGTCAAGAGCCTCGAGCGTGAGCGGGAGATAGCCGCCATACTTGACGAAGCTGGCGGTTTCGGGATTATCGCCTACGGCGATCTCCGTGTACTCACCCTGCTCTGCAATCGTGGGCAGGCTGGCGATGGTCCCTACCAGAATGCCGGTGATGGTTTGCAGGTTGTTGAAATGCTCGATGCGGACGATATTCTTCCACCAGTCATAGCCGGCGCGGCCCATCTGGTCGAAAGCAGCCACGATCACCTTATTGAGCGCATTCTTGACCAGGCCGCTGAAGTCTGCGGTGGTGGCGAACTGCGCACGCAGCGGGTCATACCCGCCATGGAAATCATAGTCGCCGGTCAACATGAGATAGGCTTCACGGATCCCTGAAAGCCTGGCAACCTTGACGGCCTCCTGGCCTTTCTCCCTGGGAACCCCAAAGAGATCGTCCATGGCCACCTGGAGCTGGTCACGCGTGCTGAACATGGCATTGATGCGGGCCGGTCCCTGGATGGATTGGGCGGCGGTCAGCGCGCTGACCTCGGCACGCGCCTCGTCAATGCTGGACTGCAATTGGGCCGGCTGGAACACGGTCCCATCGAAGGACTTGCGCAAGCGCGCCTGGGTCACTTCGGGAAGGCGGGAAGCGGAGAGCGCGGCGGAAAGCAAATACTTGCATTGCTCCGCAAGCAACTTGTCACTGGAGGCTATCTGCTCCTGCAATTTCACCTGGCGCTCCTGCTCTCCAAGGATGGATTGCAAGGCGGCCTGGTTCGAACTCAGTTTCGCCTGGGCGGCAGTACCCGCTGCGGTTTTATCAGCAGCGATTTTGTCTGCGGCAGTTTTATCTGCGGCGGTTTTGTCTGCGGCGGCTTTATCGGCCGCTGCCTTTTCTTCTTCTGGCGTCATAATTGGTTCTCCTGTAAGAATGGACTGCATTACGCGCACGAACTTACCGCCCCGCGCTGGATACATAACCACGTCAAGGGATTTGACCTTGACGATCTCCAGTACGAGGGTCTTGTCCACGCGCATGAGAATATCGGCACTCATGCCGATTGGAAGGGCCGGATGAGCAAGAGAAGCCTCGGCCAAGTCACGCATGACCTGGGAGGCCGGGCCGGCTGGCGTGAGAAGGGCACGAACACCCTGGGCGCTCTCGTCCCATTGAGGATTGGAGAGAATGCCGCCCAAGTCTCTGACACTGTGCCTGTCTGGCATGTGGTCGGTGTAGCATTCGGCCTTATCCCATATGGGCACACTGGCCTGGAGCACGGCTGGCTTGAAAATCCAGCCATTACCTATCCCGGCCGTGATGGCGAGGATCTCGATGCCCTTTCCGGTTGGATTGATCTGGAGCTGCATTGCAATTTGTTTATCTGGCATATTCACCTTCTTTGGGCAGGTCTGAGACCTGCCCCTACGATAAACGGTCTCTACGCTGGCGGGGCAACATGGCCGGGGGCTTCGGCGTTTGGACCGGATCACACACATTGACGGGCAGTTCATAAACCGCCGATCGGCGATTCGTGAATCGCCCCTACTTCTTGAACGGAGGACACACGAGCATATAAGCCTTGGTCACACCGATGGCATTGTATGGTGGTACAAACTCTGACGGAAAATCATATAAAAAATCTCTGCCTTTTACCTGTTTATGGTAACCTGCCAATACAGGCGGTTTTGGATACACTGGCCAGCGCGGTAGGCTCACGGCCACCGGCATCACCACTCAACCAGACTGAGGACTGGAGCCGGAAAAGACAGTCCGATAATTGGTTCCATAAGTCGGATGCTGGAGATAAAGGATCTTCCTATACGCCGGCATTGGGATCCTCCTTTGGATCGGATGGGTCTGTATTAGGCAGCTTTGCACTTCCGGCTGCTCCGCCTGCATTCCCTCCGCCACGCACATTGATGGGCACGAACTCACCGATCTTGTCCGGTTCTGCTTCTGCCATGAAGCGATACACCAGTCGGATGAACTCCCTGGGCGGGATGAGTTTGGCATTGTAGAGCGGAGCGAAGGCGGTCACAATTCTCTGAACAGCTATGGCAAGACTGGCATTATCCTTTTCGGTGATATCCGGAGTATGAACTTCGATCTTCGGGCGGTTGGGTAGATTGTTCCTGGTCTTGCGTGTGACCGCCAGAACGGTCTCCAGCAAGGTTTGAACGACATTAACTAAATACTGTTGCCTTCTTTTGAAGCGTTTGAAGGTGGGCGTGCCTGCGGCTTCGGCGGTAGTCTGGGTGCTGCTTTCGGGTTCGGCGAGATAGTGCAACGGCATACCCACACCGGCGGCAATCATGCGCTTAATGGCGAGGCCATCCAACTCCGCCTCGAAGCTGGCGAGATTGGGATTGATCACGCCGAGGCTTTCGGTAGGGTCCAGGCCGAGCACACCCCCGCTCTTCTTGGGCATCTTCGAAATGAAATCCCGCATGTACTTCTCTTTCTCCGGCTGGCTGGTGAACGGCCTTTGAAGAATGAACGAAAACATCTGGCGGAAATAATTCAACCTGGCTCGATCCTCGAGCCACTGGCGATAAAGGCCAATCCAATAAAGTACCGGTGCAAGATCACTCTCGCCAAAATTGGCACCGACTGCCCTACTCAAAGGAAAATGCAAAACAAAGACAACCTGGTCTGCACCCAATTCATAAGCCGGCCATGGATTTTCATCCTGGGCATTGAGGCGATACAAAGTCTCCTGGCGATAGTCATTATTCCTGGTCTCGATCACGGTGATAGTTTCAGATGGCAGCGCACGCACGTACACACCCCCGCCCTGGTCCACCGACACCAACAAAAACAAGTCACCAGTACGCCAGGCCTCGTCCGCCCACTCAGGCAGTTGCTGGTCAAGATTGTTGAGTGGATGATCCCAAAAATCTCTCAAAATCTTTTCGACATTCTTCGGAGCAGAGAAAGAGAAGCCATCTCCGAGGACAAATTCGGTGGTGATTTCCACGATACGCTTGCCAATCGGATTACTGCGCCATGCAGTGATCGCCTGGGTAAGGATATTCAACCGGTCATAATTGAGCCGGTCCCGGAAGAGGCCATCCCATGCAGTTGAGCCGATAGTGATGGTGTTATCCGTCTCTTTGACAGTGAGTTGGGTTTGTACAATTTTCTTAGGCATTTTTATTCCTCATAATTCCATAAGCATCGGACGCTCATGCGCCCGATGTGGAGCAACGGGGCTTGACGCCCCCTGCGCGCATCATAAAATACTCTCCAGTGGTTCGAAGCCTTCGGTTGCGTACAGATCTGTGCTGGCCGTCCATTCCAGCCGGTCTATTTCGGCAACCAGAGCATCGGCGAGAAGATAATCGTCATGGATCAGTTCGCCATCCGCCCCTCGAGCGCCCTCAGGCACGCCCCAGCGCATGATCTTACCCGGACCTGGTAGGATCTCGGACTGGCAGGCGTCGTACTGGGCGCGCACCTGGTCAGTAAGGCAGCAGTCTCGGGCGCGCCCGGTCTCGATGATGGCGAGGTATCTCCAGCCCATTTCTGATTTAACCTGCTGGCTGAACTTGACCGGGATTACCCTGGTCGGATAACTCTTGTCCAACATGGCCCAAAAACCCTCCCCTACACCGGTCGCGTCTACAACAAAATACTGAGGAAGCCAAATGTCTGCGAGTGCTTTGACCTGGCCGAAAACCGTCAAGTGATTCAATCCTGTCCATTGTTTGCGAGACACGAACCGGTATGTAGGGGCTTGCAGGGTTTCGAGCGTAGACAAGTCCGCGCTTACGATTGTGAGGGAAACGCTATCACGTCCGGGATTGGTAAGGCCGGCGTTCTCGTCGCCGGACATGCGGGCCTCATCCTGGCCGGCAATATCCAGAAGAAAGGCATAGATAGATCCCTCTACCGGGCCGGCCTGAGAAAGCTGGTCTCCCTGCATCAGGGCGCGGCGGGTAGCATTGAACATGCCGGCCTGAGCATCGATCTCCTCACAGAAATATTGGGTACGGATAAACGGATGATTGCGGCCAAGTTTCAGGATCTCTTTGGCAACATGGATCTTGTAATACTTATTGACCCTGCCGACCTGGTCAGCATTCACCATAAAAACCCGGCGAATGCCATCGGCTTTCTCGGCGGCTTCGGCTGCGCGGCGCTCCCGGGAAAGCAATGTATGGCGCGTCCAGGAGGTGCCCCAGAAGACACGGGTGGCGTTGTGGGCGGCGGCCATGGGAG